AGCATGAAAACGTTCAAGACCCGCACCACCCGCACCTTTGCCCATGTCGGCCGCTCCATCGACCGGATCTCCCCGCGCCTCACCCGATTCAATGCTCTATTAGGAGGTGCGGCCATCGGCCTGGCAGGCAAACATGTGGTGGAATTCGACGGAAAGCTCGCCCGGCTTGCCATCCAGGCGGGTCTCAGTAAAAAAAGGATGTACGAGCTAAAAGACGAGCTCTATGCAATCGGTCTGGCCACCAAACAGAAACCCGAGAATCTACTCGCCGGCATCGACGCCATTGTTCAGCGCACCGGTAATTTTAAGTATGCCGTCGAGTCCCTCAAAGAAATGGGCATCGTGGCATCTGCTACAGGCGCGGACATGGCCGACATCGGCGCCACGGCAAGCAATCTGCAGGAAAAGATGGGTATAACTTCAGACGAGGCCCTCTCTGTCTTTGACATCCTGTCCGCTCAAGGCAAGGCCGGTGCATTCACAATACAGGACATGTCCACGCAGTTCGAAAAATTGTTGAGCGCCGCCACCAGATTCGAAGTTAAAGGCGTGAAGGGAATGCGAACTTTTGGAGCTTTTCTCCAGATTGCAATGCGTGGTACCGGCACCCCACAACAGGCCACAACAGCGGTTGAGCGTACCATTGCCGACCTCATTTCCAAGCACAAACAAATTCGCAGTCTCACTGGCTTTTCCATTATCGACCCCGGCGCATCGAAAAAGGCTGGTCGCGCAGTGCTGAAAGACCTCGATATTGTGCTCAAGGAAATCATAAGGAAGACCAATGGCGATGAAATAAAGCTCGGGAAGGTTTTTGGGGAGGAGTCCATCCGGGCAATTACCCCGCTGGCTAAATCATATCTGAAATTCGGCGACTTTCGTGAGCTCGACGATCTAGCATCTAAAGGCGGAGACGGCGCGGCTATCATGGAGGATTTCGCGTTCTGGGCGGACACGGCAGCAGCCAAATTCACCGAGGCTAATATTCAGCTCAAACAATTCAGCGAGAACCTGGAAGGCCCAATCAATCTCCTTACTAAGTTACTGGACGGGCTCAATGCGCATCCGAACCTTACCCAGGGCGGTCTCATGACGCTTATGGGATTGTTTGGGGTTGCTGGGGGCATCAAGGGCGTCACATGGCTGGTTGGCATGATCAAGATGCTCAAGGGCCTGGGTGCGGCAGGTGCGGCCGCAGGAGGTGCCGGCACGGTAATCAATGCGGGCACCGGCGCACTGGGCATGATGGGTGTAGCAAAAGGTACCCTGGCGAAACAGTTCCTCACCAAGGCAGTCCCTATGACCGTCGCAGGCCTGGGCACGACAGCAGCCGTATTAACCGCCACGGGCATTGCCGCCTACGGCATCACCACGGCCGTCAATAAGGCCCTGGGCGATCCGTCCGGTGCGCTGGGGCGCAGGGCCTACGACGCGTCGCACAACAAAGAAAGCGAGTTCAAACCCGAGATCAACATTGGAATCCAGATCGACGACCACGGCCGCACCATCTCCACAGTGGACAATATGGGGGCAAAGCTAAACGTGGACAACAGGGGGGCATTCTTTGGCCGATAAATACGCAGCCACTCTTGACGGCTATCCCCTGGAGATCGAGGACATATCCGACTCGCTTGCAAAGGCGATCGCCCGGCACGAGATCCCCTATGCCAATGGCGCAATCCTTGAAGACATGGGCCTCAAGGCCCGCGAGGTGAAGATCCGCTGCTATTTTTATGATGCCACCTATGAGACCCACCGCGCATTTCTGGACCATCTGGCAAGCCGCGAATTGTTCGAGCTGGTCCACCCTAAGTACGGACTTATGACCGGCTGTGTCGAGCGGGTCGGCGTGCGACACGACGACCGGAAGCTCACGGCAGAGATCGATATCACCTTTATCGAGCATCTCAACACCGACACCGACCCGGGCCGCTGGCCCGACGTGGACAGCGAGGTCGAGACCGGATATCAGAGCGCGATCGATGAGCACAAGGCGGAGCTTGCCGTGGATATGCGCGATGAACTCGGCGCCGAGGCAGCGGCCATCCTGGATATCGAGCTGGATCCGGACATTGGGATCCTTTCCCAGATTACCGGGGTCTCCACTGCGGCGAGGACATACGTAAAAAAGATTGACACGTTCGTCGGCACGCTCGAAGAGCAGCTCTCCGACATTACTCAGCCCACAAACACCCTGATCGCCACCATCTCATTCGGCACGAGCCTGCCCGGGCGGATGCTCGGCGCCCTGGCCAGGACAGCCGAGCGCTACAGCCTGGCCTATGCGGACGTCATGGACGCGCCGGCACGGTTTATGGACTCGTTTTGTGACGGCATGACAGCCCTGGAGGCATCGATCGACACGGACATGGTCAAGCATACACGGATCGCCGCAGCCTCACGCGCGGCTCTCGATCTGGGCTATCTCTACGCAGCAGACGAGACCAACCGGCAGACCGCGCGCACGCTGGAAAAACAGCAGAGCTTTGATATTCTGGGCCGCTACATCGGCACGGAGACCAGCCCGGCCCTGCTCACCGTCACACAGATCGAAAAATCACTGTCAGGCGCGCACACAGCCATTGCAGCCGCCGTCGCCGAGACCCGGAACATGCCCTCACTCAAGACCCTGGCCCGGGCCCTGACCGACCACGCACGCCAGGTCAAGACCGAATACGAGCGCCTCAATACCATCGCCGTGGCCGATGAGATCCCGCTCCACCTGCTCTGTGCGCAGCAGGGCCTGGCCTATCAGTATGCAGAGCGCATCTGCGCGGTCAACACCCTTGCCCGGCCGAATTTTGTCAGCGGCAATGTGAGGATCTATGTCGGATAATGTCGAGCTGCTCATCAACGGTAAAAAAATTACCGATTTTGAGTCATATCGTATCGAGTGCGACCTGTTCGAGGCCGCGGACGCGTTTTCCCTGACCCTGAGCCAGCCTGGCATGGACATCACGCCGGGCCAGACCTGCAAACTCTTTGTCAATGGCGTGCTGGAGCTCAATGGCCTGATCGACCGGCGGATCCGCAGCCATGACAAAGCATCTCATGCCCTGACCGTCGAGGGCCGCGACCTCATGGGCCTGCTCGTGGACTCATATTGCACGGATCACCCCGACTACCGGGCAAAGGGTCTAAAAGCCCTGGCAGCGGAGCTGCTCGCAGACGTGCCGTATATCAACCGCAAGGATATCAGCTACGTCAAGGGCAGCAAGGCCCGCGCCGTTACTTTGGAAGTGGACGACGAGGACTACGAATATACCAATGTCAGCCCCACCGAGACCATATTCGATGTGCTCAAAAAATATGCCCTGGCCCGGGGCAAACTCTTTTTTGCCCTGCCCGGCGGCACGATCGTGTTCGGCGAGCCGGTCACGTCCGGCCAGGCTAAATATGACCTGACCAGCAGGCTCGACGGCCAGGGCAACAATATCAAAAGAGCGGAAGAGACCGACGACATCTCGCAGCGCTTTTCAAGCGTGACCATCATCGGGCAAAAACAGCAACAAAATGAATGGGATGACAGCGACACAAATTTTGAAATCACGATCGAGGACGACACCTTCCCGGCAATCGATAAACCGTTTCTGGCCGAGCTGACATCCGACGGCCAGGCGCCGGAAAACTATGCACGGGTTCTGCTCGATGCGCAAAAATTCGCCGGGTACCAGCTAAACTGCACAGTGTCCGGACACAGTCAAAAAGGCAGTAATTATGCGGTCAATGCAGTCTATCACGTACATGACGAAGTGCTAGACATCCGCCGCGACATGCTCTGCTACGGCCGCACATTCGAGCGCGACCGCGCAAAAGGCACGACCACCACGCTGAAACTTTCAAACCTGGGGGTGCTGCCGGCATGATCAATATCAACCTGGTGCGCGTGACCATAACCTCGGTAATCGAGGGCCTGATAAAGCGGTTCACCGGCACGGGCAGGCCAAACGAGGCCTTCACGGCCCGGGAATATTTCCAACACTACGGATTCACCTCATCACCCCTGCCGGGTGCGAAGGGCGTGGCCCTGCTCAAGGACGGGCAGGTCTATATGATCGCGAGCGATGACAGCCGCTACCGCATCAGCCTGGCAAACGGCGAGGTGGCACTCTACACGGACGAGGGCGACTGCATCCATCTCAAGCGCGGCAATATCATTCATGTCAAAAGCGCCGGCACGGTTCAGGTCGAGGCGCCTGCCGTGACGGTAGCATGCGAGACCCTGGCGGCCGTGGCCACGCAGAGCGCATCCGTAACCGCGGCAGAGGTCGAGATCGCGGCCGGAAATATAACAATCGTGCCAGGCCCGGGCGGGGGCACACCGGCTGCTGAGATTGCCGCAAACATTGCCCTGGTGGGCAATCTGGAGCAAACCGGCAATCTGGTTGTAACCGGGGCCCTGACTTTGGCGGGCAATGTGATCATAACCGGGGCCCTGACTCTGGTGGGCGACCTGGCGGTCACAGGCGATATCACGGCCACCGGCACCATCATCGATACCGGAGGCAACACGGCGAACCATGATCATGGGTGAGGGATAAAATATGGATTTTGCGATAGAGATATCGGCACGCGAGGCAGACATGACGTTTGATCAGGCGACCACGATTTCGAACAATATCTACCTGAGCCTGGCCGTAAAGCAGGGCTCGTGGTTTTTTAACCCGGAATTCGGGTCCCGCCTGCATCTCCTGGCCCGGGCCAAGAACACGCAGCAGACCGCCGAGCTCGCGAAAGAATACTGCAAAGAGGCCCTGGAATGGATCATCGAGGCCGGCCGGGCCAGCGTCATCGACATAATAGTAGAGCGCGACAGCACCGAGGACCGCAACCGGCTCAAGATCCTGATCACGGCCACCCAGGCAGATGGCCGGATTGTAAGTTTTGAGACATTCCAGGAGGTAGTATGAGTTTTCAAAAGGATTTTGATACCCTGCTGGCAGGGATCCTGACCGACTACACAAACCAGTTCCCGGAGGCCGATGTCTCCCAGGGCTCGCTCATTTTCATCAAGAGCGCCTGCCTGGCCTCGGCCCTGTGGGGCATTTATAAATACCAGGACTATATTGCAGACCAGATCTTTCCGGACACCGCCGACACCGAGGCCCTGGATCATCATGCCTGGGTCCGCGGGCTCACCCGCACCTCGGGAGAGACCGACGAGGCGCTGCTGGCCCGGCTGCTCACTCTGATCCGTAATCCGCCCGCAGGCGGTAATAAATCGGATTATGAGCAGTGGGCGCTGGAGGTCGACGGGGTCAAAGCCGCCTACTGCTCGCCCCTGGCCCAGGGTCTGGGCACCGTGGCCGTGGTGATACTGGCCTCCGGCACAAGCGAGATCCCGACACAGACGCTGCTCGATTCCGTGGAGGCATACATCGACGACCTGCGGCCGGTGACCGCTGCACAGATCTACATCATGGCGCCCACACAGATCACGCAGGATGTCACCATCACGGCCACCGGTACCGGGTTCACCGCATCGGACATTGAGGACGACATCGAGGCATATATGGACACATTGATCCCGGGGCAGGACCTGCCCCTGTCACGCCTGCATGCAATCGCCCTGGCCGTGGACGGGGTGACCGACTCAAACATCACCCTGCCGGCCGCAACCGTCACGGCCACAGACTATCAGCTAATTCGCCCGGGGGCAATAAATGTCACAGCAGCATAGCGACGTGCTCTCGCAGCTCATGCCCGTTGATCTGGGCGACACCGGCACTGCCGACCTCGCCCTGGAGGGCGCATGCCTCGACGTGGCCGTGGCCCGGGCAGATGTCCTGCTGGCAAACCTCTTTGCGGATACGTGTGAGGAGCTGCTGGCATCATGGGAGCGTGTCCTGGGCCTGACCCTGGAGCTGGGCGCCACCACAGCGGACCGCACCACGGCCTGTGTCGCAAAAATCCGGCAAACAGGTGGTCTTTCAAAGCCCTATTTCATAGCCCTGGCCGCGGAGCTGGGCTACACCATAACAATTTACGAATCAGATCCCGGCTATATGGCAGGCATCGATATGGCGGGCTATTCCCTGGGCGACAGCCCGTGGGTGTGGCGGGTGCACGTGTCCGCTCGACCCACGGTGCATTATTTTGAGGCCGGGATATCCGACGCCGGTGATGCCCTGCTGGCATTCGGCATCCCTGCCATCGAGGACAAAATCGAAGAACTTAAACCGGCTCACACCAAGGTGTATTTTACCTATCCTGCCGAATAAAGGAGACTAAAAATGCAGCGAATTATAAATCCATCCGATAATCTATTTATAGACGGCGACCCAAGCGCGGGCACGCCCGGCACCGTGGTCACGGCCGATTGGCTCAACTCAATTCAGGAAGAGCTGGCAAATGTCCTGACGCGTTATGGCGTCGACCTGGATTCCGCAGACGACGAGCAACTCGGTAAAATGCTGGTCCCGGCAGGCTGGGTGGATGCCCGGGCATACGATAACAGCATCACCGATGCACTGACGGCAATCGGGTCAACTGCATCGATTCTGCATGTCCCGGAAAACGTGACGCTAACTGCACACACAACAATCCCCTCAAATGTGGAGCTGAAAGTCCGGTACGGAGCCACGATCACACTGGGTGATTATAATCTCATCAACAATGGCCCACAGTTCCGGCATGGGCGGGTCAAGGTGTTCAACTGCACCGGCTCCGGTGTAGTAACATTCGGCGGCGGCACGATAATCGAAGATTACCCCGAGTGGTGGACCACGAACACTACCCCGGGAACAACGGACATGACCACTGCCCTGGCGGCTGCATATGCGGCGTGTGCGACCTCGCGGACAGTCGGGCCCCATGCAACCATGCTCCTGGCCGGGGTATCCTATCTATTCACCACCGCATTGACCTGGGACGGCTATTGCAATGTGCGCGGTACGGATATGCAGACGACCGTACTGCTCAAAGGCGCCGATATTACAGGTATTACCATTTCGGCACCAGGATATGTTACATTCAAAGATTTTACCCAAAAGGGCCTGTTTAATCCTGATTCTTTGGTTCCCGGCAATGCCTCATGGCCTACCCCTGCCGGGGCATATCACGGCATCCATATCACTAATGGCAACTCTATCAGGATGGAAAATGTATATGCATATAACAATGATGGACGCGGTATTTTCCTGGTCAGTGGCATGTGTGGGACATATTACAATGTGCAATGCAAGTATAACGGTTATGATGGTTTCCGCACCGAGGATGATTATTTCAACTCTGGCGCGGCAACAGGTGCCTGCTTGGCTAATCTATTTATGCATATCAATACCCTGGCCAATGGCAGGTGGGGCTTTAATATCGCAAGCGGCGGGAGCAATATAGGGTTAAATATTGTCAGCCAGCAAAACGGGGATACAGGCAGCGCCTACGGCAATGTGTGCCTCGACTATGGCCTCGAAAACGAACTTACTGTCTACACCGAAGGCTCCACCGGCACCTACGGGATCCTTTTAACCGCCAATTCGATACGCAATGAAATCAAAATCGTAGCAAACGATGTGCTCTCTTTTCACGATGAAGGCGAAAATAACAATATAAACGGTCCGGGCCTGGGGGTCCTGTATTTACCGGCGATTAGTGCCGTACCCCAGCCCACCAATATCGCCGGGCGAGATATATCCATACAGGCAGGCTCGGCCGGCTCAGGGGCAACCGCCCACGCCGGTGGTAAACTGTATCTATACGGGGGTACAGCCGATGGCACAACGGGTGACTCTAACGGTGGAGCCGTAAGGATACAGGGCGGCACGAAAGCCAATAGCGGGGAAAACGGGGCAATCGAACTACAGCCCAGCGGTGGACCGATCAAGGCAACGCTAACGACATATGCCGACAATACAGCCGCCCTCGCTGCCGGTCTGGTAGCAACACAACAATACAAAACGTCAACAGGTGCAGTAATGGTGGTCTACTAA